TTATTTTCGATATAAAAAGGATTGGGTATTATATCGCCATTAGTTTTGATACTAATGATTTTTTCTTCGTGTAATTTTTTGACACATCTTTCGGCGCCCTCACGAACGCCAATTTGAAAAGAACGATATCCACATGCCGCAACAATAATTGCTAAAACAACGAATTCCATTATTATCTCTGGTAGATGTATAAGTCAATACGCTCAGCATGTCTAAGAGGTAAAGACTGGTCGTAAGCCCTAGGATGCCTGCCATCAGCTCTAGCATGAATGGTCCTAGGACCTCTTGCTTTAAGAGCGACGCGATATTGTTCGTAATATTGACTCCCATACCCGTCTTTCTTCTGACGGGAACCATATTTAAATCTTCTTAAATCCGCATTAACAACCTTTATTGCTTTACGAATAGTTTCAATTTCTAACATATCTGAAGCACTTCCAGTATGAAAGGTTTTTATATAACTGTCTGAATATCTCATTTTAGTGTATTGGCCTCCCACCTAATGTGTGTAAAAAGAATTGACCTGGAATATCATGTCCGGTTCTTATAAGAACTGATTCGCACATGTTGTCCCAAGATTCATTAACTGTTTCTGGGTTTTTATCACAAGCCCAAGCTTGTTCGACTAAATCTAGCTCAATGTCTAGAGGTATATCTGTAGCAATGTGTGTTAGTGATAATATCATCTGCATGCCTCCTCAAATCTTTTCATTACAAGTTTTTCTCTTAATGCGTCCATATCTGCGAATGCGAAAAACTCGTCCCATGAATCTGAAGCTGGTGATGGTGACCCTGCAGGTCTATCATTTACTTCGTTGACTACTGACATTCCTGACAGTTTAGATACATCTTCAGCGATGTTCTCTAAAAGTATTGTATTTGTGTTATTTGACATTTTTAACTCCTTATTTAATTATCTAATATGTATATTATATCATAGTCTGGCGCAAATGTAAAGGATTATTTCACCTAAAAGTGAAAATAATTTGCAGAATAGTGTTGTTTAAAGTAAGGGGAGCTGAACGCTCCCCCATGATGTCAATAATAAAGGAGTGTTATACTTCTTTTGCTATAAAAGTGTATACACCGTAAGCAAGGGCTACCCAAGCTACTATGTCAACTAAGCCACCTAGTAGTAGGTATGCTAATGATAATCCGACGATAAGTCCGCCGTCCCATGAAGTTCTTTCGCTCCATCGGTCCATTAACCATGCTTTTGCTGTATTTAACATGTTCATATAGTTTCTCCGTCTAAAGTTTAAAGTCGGCAAAAGAGTCATTACTTTCTCGTTCACCAAACTTGTTAATCGGCTTATCTGGCACCATTTCTTGCATAATGTCTGATTGAGCCGACTCCTCTACATCGTATAATTTCATGCGGGAACGGTCCACACCAACTACAAATCTCTTATATTTGGTTGGATCGTTATATCTATTCTTCAATTGTTTTACTAGCATTTGGCCCAATTCTTCTAGTTCCTCTGTTGATATGAGAGCGAACATCAAATCAGCCGTTGCTGGTAAACCAAACGATTCAGATGTATCCTCAAGTCCGACGTCAGTATTACTGTACCCAGACCTAGTAGTCTGAGTTGCCGACACTATCGGTACATTGAATTCTACAGCAAGGCCACGCAGTTCTTCTGCGATAGCTTTAATGTAGGTATAACTATTTATACTTCCGCCCATGCCACGCATGCGACTTGAGGCACAAATATTTAAATAGTCAATATAAATCATATCAGGGCTAAAATTCTTTTTGAGACGTAGCTCATTAAGTAAAGCTCTGAAATGACCTGTGTGTGCTGAGCCAGTAGGATATTCTTTTACTATAAGTTTACCTACAGAGGCTTTTGCAATTTTTCCAATCTTATCATCAAATACCTTTTTAGGTAATGAGTTTAACGATTCAATTGGAAGGTTCATGAGGTTAGCATCGATTCTTTCAGCGATTCTTTCCTCAGCCATTTCCATAGTCACATACAAAACATTCTTACCTTGTTGTAAGACTGATGCTGCACAATGACACATGAATAAAGATTTACCTACGCCCGTGCCCGCAAGCGCGATGTTAAGCGTTTTATTAGGTAAACCACCTTTGGTTATTTTATTAAAATAATCTAAATCAAAAGGTATTCTATCTTCTTTACGATTATAGAAGTCAAACCTTTCATCACTATTGTCAATATAATCATGACCTATCTTTTGGTCAAATGATACTCCAAGAGCTTCAGATAGTATTTCAGGTATAGCACCTTCACTTCTTAATTTGTCTTTACCATCAATGATTGTTATCGAATCCATGATAGCATTATAGACTGCTCTTTCTTTACACCATTTTTCTGCTTCAATAATTAAATAATCAGTATCAACATCTGATTTATCAGCAATTTCATTTACTAATCTTTGAGCATTATTTAATATTTCTTCTGAAGCATTGACTTTTTTAAGTTCAAGTTCTAAGATTTTTGACGTTGGTAATTTATTATGTTTGCCAACAAATTGTACAATAAGGTCGAATACCGTTTTGTGTGTACCTTCAAAATACTCATTTTTTAAGTATGGTACTACTCTTCTACAGAATTCTTCGTTATGAAGAAGATGATTCAGTATGTGTGTCGGTAGTTGATTCTCCATGTCCTATTCCCATTATTGATTGATTAGTTTCTTTAGCGTAATCTAAAGAATCTGTTATTATATATTGTAGTACAGAACCTAAATAATTTTTGAATGCTTCATCACTATTAAGTTCGTCTACACTAAACTCGCCTGGGTCTTGGACTGTAAAATTAAAACTTAATGTTGCCATATCTAAGTTTTCGTCTTCTTTAACTCCAACTTGTCCATATACAACTATTACATCTTTCCAAGTCCCAGTTTTAAGTAGCACTCCGTGAAAAGCGCTTGCTTCGTTTTCGACTATCGAATAGTCTTTATCTGTTATTGTATACATTATTCAGTTTCTATATCAAGGTCAATATCAATCATTGGTCTATGACCGATTGAATAATACGTTTTGACAAATTCTTTAAAGTCAGTATTTTCAAAGACTGGTTGCCAGAACTTTTTCTTAAGAGTATCTTTTTCTCTTACTTTAGGTTCTAGTATTTCGCCTGTTTCCATATCAACTGCTGCATACCAACCAACATTTGGTTTAGTGACATATCCACCAGCCATTGCTACATCGAGCAATCCACTATATTGTTCTATACCACCTTCCCATGAAACGCTTATTGGAATTTTAGACTGTTCTTTTACAAATCTAGATTTCTCTACTTTGATTATAAAATGATACCCTTGAATTTCAGTACCTTTTTTATCTTGACGTCTTCCAATAATCCAGATATTATCTGCTGAATAGTAGATACCTGTTCCACCACCAACAACATCTTTTGGAAATAATCCAATCTCTTTATATGTATGGTTAACAGCAAGTAAAGGGATATTCTTCATAGTAAGATAAGGAGTGACCATTCTGAATAGTCCCTTTAATGCTTTAGCTCTCGTCATGTCAGCAACTGACTTTTCGTTGAGAGCGTCTTCCAACTCTTTCTTAGAAGCTAAGTTTCCAATAGAATCAATAACAACAATTACTTTATCGCCTCTTTCTATGTTTTCGAGTTGGCCTACTAAATCGAACTTAAGTTGTTCGACATCTGTAATAGGTGTGTGTAATACTCTGGATGTATCAATCCCAAACGTTTCAAAATAAGATTGTGGTGAACCAAACTCTGAATCGTAAAAGAGCATTACTGCATCTTCATATTGCTTCAAATAGGCTGCTCCCATCAGCAAAGCAAATGAAGTTTTAAAATGTTTTGATGGACCTGCTAGAACTGTAAGTCCTGAAGTAAGTCCTCCTTCGATTTCGCCTGACAATGCAACATTTACCATTGGCACATCAGTAACGATTATATCCTTTTCAGCAAAAAGTACTGAATCAGATAGAATAGCTGTATCTTTAATTTTACTATTCTTTTTTAATTTATCCATTATAGACATATTATCTTCTCCTGGCTTTTGACGGCCTATTAAATGCATCATTCATGCGTTGTTGTTTACGAGTTCTTGCTACTGCTTCAGCCTTTTTTCTTTTTCTTTTGGCTGTAGGTTTTTCATAGAACTCTCTTTTTCGTACTTCTTGTACGATACCTGAATTCTC